TTCGTACCGACTTGGGATGAGGCCCTGGATCTTTGTTGCTTACTCTGCCCCCGTGGCTGCAGCGACTGCAGTCTTCCTTGTCTATCCATTTGGACAGGGTTCTTTTTCTGATGGGATGCCTCTTGGCATTTCCGGTACGTTCAACTTCATGCTGGTCTTTCAGGCTGAACATAACATTCTTATGCATCCTTTCCATATGCTTGGTGTTGCCGGCGTATTTGGTGGGTCTTTGTTCTCAGCTATGCATGGTAGTCTTGTCACCAGCTCTCTCGTTCGTGAGACGACTGAAAATGAAAGCCAAAACTATGGCTACAAGTTCGGACAGGAAGAGGAAACTTATAACATTGTTGCTGCGCATGGTTACTTTGGCAGACTTATCTTCCAATATGCGTCGTTTAATAATAGTCGTTCTCTTCATTTCTTCCTTGCCGCTTGGCCCGTTGTGGGGATTTGGTTCACTTCTCTTGGCGTTAGCACTATGGCGTTTAACTTGAATGGATTCAACTTTAATCAATCTATTATTGATCGTCAAGGTCATACCATTAATACTTGGGCTGACATTCTTAACCGTGCTAACCTTGGTTTTGAAGTAATGCATGAACGTAATGCGCACAACTTCCCTCTTGATCTTGCGGCTGCATCTACTACTGAAGTAGCTCTTACTGCCCCTACTATTGGTTAATTAATTCGTACGTTCAGTTGCAGCTACGCTGCTTCCGCATGTTGCCTAGTCATGGAACGGGGACTAGGTTTATTTTGTACGAACCGTGTCTATTAATCTCATTCGTTTCCTTGATAATCAGCGCAAGCGTGCTGAGCGTTATCGTGTTGATACGCTCCGCTATCGCGGTGTTGAGTACAAGAAGTAATCTGGTGACTTAGTGCGTGCTTAACGCACACTGGGAGGGGTTCGATTCCCCTCCTTACTTATTTGGCATTGGCCCTTACGAGGACACCCTTTGCCGAACCGGTTTGGTAAAAGACCTTTAAATTTTTACCACAAAAATTTTTATATATCAAACGTTTGGTAGTCTTTTATATTTAATTATTTACTACTACAATGGCATTTCAATCTTCTGTTAACCCTACTCAGCTTACTCAGCTGGGTCAGGCTAACCTTACGGGTGATACCCGTGCTCTGTATCTCAAGCTTTTTAGCGGTGAGATGTTCAAAGGATTCCAGTACAATACTATTGCTCGGGATCTGATCATGAAGCGTACCCTGAAGAACGGCAAATCTCTGCAGTTCATCTACACGGGTCGTACAAAGTCTGAGTTCCATACTCCTGGAAACAGCATCCTGGGTGACAGCAACGGTGCACCCCCGGTGGCTGAGAAGACCATCACTATTGATGACCTTCTGATCAGCTCCGCATTCGTGTATGAACTGGACGAAGTTCTGGCTCATTACGACCTCCGTTCTGAAATCAGCCGTAAGATCGGCTATGCTCTGGCTGAGAAGTATGACCGTCTTGCCTTCCGTGCTATTGCTCGTGGTGCACGTGCTGCCTCTCCTGTGTCTGCTACTGGCTACGTTGAGCCCGGTGGTACTCAGATTCGTGTTGGTTCTACCACTAACGATTCTGACGCTTATGTGGCTGCTAACCTTGTGTCTGCATTCTATGATGCTGCCGCTGCTCTGGATGAAAAGGGTGTGTCTTCCGACGGTCGTGTGGCTGTCCTGAACCCCCGTCAATACTATGAACTGATCCAAGCTGTCGGTTCTAACGGTCTTGTGAACCGTGATGTTCAAGGTACCGCACTGCAAAGTGGTCAGGGTATCGTGGAGATCGCTGGTATCAAGATCTACAAGTCCATGAACATTCCGTTCCTGGGTAAATATGGTACTGCTTATGGTGGTACTACTGGTGTGACCGCTCCTGCTAACACCGGTTCTTTCGTTGGTGAAGCCCTGGAGAACGCCTCTGACGCTTCTACTGGTATCAACAATGATTATGGTACTGCTGCTGAAGTTGGTGCCAAGTCCTGTGGTCTGATCTTCCAGAAGGAAGCCGCCGGTATGGTGGAAGCAATTGGTCCCCAGGTCCAAGTGACCAGCGGCGACGTGTCCGTTATCTATCAAGGTGATGTGATGCTGGGTCGTCTGGCTTGCGGTTGTGATTACCTCAACCCTGCTGCAGCCGTTGAGCTGTACGTTGGTGCTACTGCACCTACTGCATTCTGATCCTTTTTTGGGGGCTCCTTCGGGGGCTCCTTTTTTTTAATTTCTTATTGAGAATGATAATCAATGGCTTTTCCTACCACTAATGCAACACAGGAACTACCTGCTGTTAATCAAATCTTGCAATCATGTGGGCAAGCGCCTGTCACTACCCTAGATCAAACCAACCCGGACGTTGCGATTGCCTATGGGACTTTGTTAGAAGTCTCTCGGGAAGTACAGGCGGAAGGTTGGTCATTTAATCGGGAACTTAACTATGAAATGATTCCTGATAATAACAACGAAATCCAAATTCCTAACAACGTACTCCAAATTGACCTATCATCTAACCCTAATAATATGAGTTATGATGTCGTAAGGCGCAATGGTAAACTATACGACAAGATCAGCCATTCCTATGATTGGGCTGAAGGTAAAGATAATGTAGCATGTGATATTACCTGGTTGTTTGACTGGGTTGATCTCCCTACAGCTGTCCAAGACTACATCACTGCACGAGCTGCAGCTATTGTATCTAGTCGTATTGTTGGTGATCCTAACCAATACCAAATCCTTCAACAAAAAGAAGCTTATCTTAGGTCTAATCTTGTTGAGTATGAGTGCAATCAAGGTGATTATACTTTCTTCGGTCATAGCGGAGAGACTAATAATTACCAATCTTACAAACCGTTCCACGCGCTTTATAGGTAATGCCAGCAGTAACTCAACGAATCACAAATTATTTAGGTGGGGTATCAAAACAATCAGACGATAGAATACTACCAGGTCAAGTACGTGAGTGTTATAATGGCTATCCTGACCCCACCTTTGGATTAACTAAAAGACCTGGATTTAAACATGTTCTAAATCTTGGAACTGGTACCACTTATGATGACGGTAAATGGTTCTACATCAACAGAGATGATGATGAAGAATATATTGGTGTCATTAAAGGTACAAGTATTAGTATTTGGAACGCACAAAGTGGTGCTACTTGTACTGTTAGTTATCCTGATGGAACTGGTTACTTAAATGGTACTAAAGATAATTACAAAATTATCACAGTACAAGACACTTCTATTATTATTAACACTAACACAACAGTTACAGTAACAGCTGCACCTTCTTACACACCAAGACGTAATGCTAGTGTTGTACTTAAGCAGTATGGTGATGCTGAAACTTACTCTATTGATGTTGTGATTGGGGGTACAACATATTCTGCTACTTATACTACCAGCTCTTCTGATGATGTTAGCTCAGTGCTTATGGATCTGAAAAGTGATTTAAATGGCACCCCTGGTCTTACAATCACACGTCTTAGCAACTCCTTAGAGCTAGAATGTGAATTTGATATGGAGGTACATGCTGAAGGTGGTATTACTAACACATATCTAGTTGCACTAGAAGATGAAGTTGATGATGTTTCTGATCTTCCAGATAAATCACTTCAAGATCGTATTTTAAAAATCGTCAACACAGGTGCAGCAGAAGATGACTATTGGGTTAAATTTATAGCACATGATGGTGAGAAAGGTGAGGGGTATTGGGAAGAAACTATTGACCCTAGTGTATCTACTGGTTTCAATAATTCTACAATGCCTCATGAGTTGGTTAATGACCAGAGAAACTCTTTTATCTTCCGACAAATTGGTTATGAGCCCCGTTTGGTTGGTGATGATACTACCAACCCACAACCTAGTTTTGTAGGTAACAAAATCACTGCTGGTTTCTTCCATAACAATCGTCTTGGATTTTTATCTAAAGATAATGTAATCATGAGCAGGTCTGGGGATTTTTATAATTTCTACGTTAAGACTGCTCAAACTTCTATTGATAGTGATCCTATTGATATTAGCTGCTCTTCTACAAGACCTACTGCACTTCATGCTGTGATTCCTACAGCACAAGGTGTAATCCTGTTCTCTGCAGATCAGCAGTTTATCATGTTCTCTGATACTGGTGTGTTGACACCATCACTAACTACCATCAGAACTATCTCTAACTATGAGGTAGATAGAAACATTGACCCTGTTGACGTCGGTACTAACATTAACTTTGTCAGTAAGACACCTGGGTATTCACGTGTATTTGGTATGGTAACTAGGGGTCAACAAGAGAACCCTCAAGTACTAGACATCAGTCGTGTGGTTAAAGAATGGATTAGCCCAGATATTGATTCAATGATTGCTAGCCCTCAAAACTCGTTGATTGCGTTGAGTGGTCAAGACTCAAATGAAGTGTTCTTATTCCGTTATTATAATGATGGAGAGAAGAACTTAATGGAGTCTTGGGTTAGTTGGTTGATGCCTGGTACTGTACAGTTCTTAGCTACCAACACTGATGATATGTATGCTGTTACCAAACAAGGTAACCAGTTTACCATCAGTAAAGCAGCTTTAAGTCAGTCACCAGAAGAAGCTATTATTGTTAATAACCAAGGTCAA